AAGCATGAAAAGCGCATGCACCCGGGCAAAACGCCCACCAAGCTGGCTAAAGGCGGCGTTACTTCTGCAAATATGAAGAAGTATGGCCGTAATCTGGCCCGTGCCATGAATCAAAAATCCAGCTCTCGCGGAGGCTAATATGGCTAAATTCAGTCAAAAAATGATGGGCAAAGAAGTCGGTTCTGCCGAGGTCTATGCCAAGCCCCATACTATGGATGGGAAAGAAGTTAGGATTGCCAACAATCCCGGGAAAGAACCAAACCGCAGCAAGTTGGATACGTACAACTTGTCTGTTGGAGCGGTCAGCAAGTCTGCTGGTGAGCAGCCTGCCAAAACCAGCGGCATTAAAATCCGTGGCACTGGATGTGCTACCAAAGGTGTGATGGCCCGGGGTCCGATGGCTTGAGGTTGTTATGACATATACCGAACTCGTCACTGCTGTTCAAGACTACTGTGAGAACACGTTTCCCACAGCGGATATGGACACCATGATCCGACAGGCTGAACAGAATATTTATAACACTGTTCAGATTGCAAACCTGCGGAAAAACGTGACGGGTTTGTTAACCTCTGGCAATAAATATCTAAGCTGTCCCGATGATTTTCTGTCGGTTTATAGCTTGGCTGTGTATTTATATGCTACCCCCACCGCAACGGGAACATCAGGTCAATCAACCATTACGGTATCTTCTGCATCCAACATTATTGCTGGCATGTATGTATCCGGGACAGGCATTGCCAGCGGGGCAACTGTCAGTTCAATCAATGGAACGACAGTTACTTTGTCTTCGGCAAATACCGGGACTGTTAGCGGCACGGTCACATTTCAGGGTGACTATACATACTTGCTGAATAAAGATGTGAACTTTATGCGTGAAGCATATCCAAACCCAATATATACAGGTTTACCCAAGCATTACGCCATTTTTGGACCGCAATCCACCGATGTTAATGAGTTGTCTTTTATTCTTGGGCCAACTCCTAACGCAGGATATAAAGCAGAGCTTCATTATTATTATTATCCTGAGTCAATTGTTGATGCACAGACAACATGGCTGGGCGAGAACTTTGACACTGCGCTGTTCAATGGCGTGATGATGGAAGCTATCACCTACATGAAGGGTGAGCAGGACATGGTTGCCTTGTATCAGAACAGATATATTCAAGCTATTGGCCTTCTCAAGAACCTGGGTGATGGCAAACAGCGTATGGACGCTTACCGTGATGGTCAGGTTAGGAATCCGGTCAAATGAGTATCGTCCAAACCCAAACCACTAGTTTCAAGGCGGAGCTATATCAGGGCATCCATGACTTGACAACGGATGTGATCAAGATCGCCCTGTACGACGGTAATGCTAATTTAAACGCAGATACCACCGTGTATTCTTTGTCGAATGAGATTGTTTACACAGGTTATACCGCAGGCGGTAAAGTAATGACCGGCATTACAGTCAATGTTTCTGGGTATACGGCCTATGTTGGGTTTGATAACGTTACCTGGGATCCGGGTGCGTTTACAGCACGTTGTGCCTTGATTTACAACAGCAGCAAGGGCGACAAGTCGATTGCTGTTTTGGACTTTGGTTCTGACAAGACCACAACTGCCACATTCACCATAACGATGCCTGCCAACACGGCCACGGCAGCTCTTATCCGCTCCTCAATATAAGGAAGAACAATGGCGCTTGTCACAACCACCAAAGGCGATATGGATGAATCCTTGCTGGAGAAGCGGGAAGGATCTATCGACAATGATATTGAATACACCACCTGGGTAGAGTATTGGCTGGAAGGTGAGCTTGTTCACCGCTCTGCGCATGTGACACTTAAAACCTCCCCCTTCACCGATCTTGTAGCCGCTTCGCTGGCGTAAGGAACTACCATGGCAAACACTCAAAGCATGTGCACCTCATTCCTTGGTGAGTTGATGACCGCAACTCACAACTTTGGCACTGCGCCCACCCGTGCAACGTCTGCAGCAGATACGTTTAAAGCGGCTCTGTATTTGACCTCCGCCACGGTTAACGCCAGCACCACTGCGTATTCAGCCACGGGCGAGGTGACGGGAACCAACTATTCCGCAGGTGGAGCCACGGTAACCAATGCCACGCCCCCTGCCAGCACCAACTCATCCTCTACGGCTGGGGTGGGTTATTGGACGCCTTCCGCCTCCATTACGTACACCAACGTGACGTTGTCAACGGCGTTTGATTCTGTGCTGATTTATAACTCCACGCAGAGCAACAAGGCTGTTAGCGTACATACGTTTGGTTCCCAGACCATTACGGCTGGCAACTTTACGCTGACAATGCCGTCCAATACGACCACCACTGCACTGCTGCGGTTGTCCACCACTTAAGGCTAAATTATGGCCGGGTGGGGCATTGGCGCTTGGGGCTACGGCACTTGGGGTAATGGTGAAACCATACTTACTGGGGATGATGCTTCCGGTAACGTAGGAACCGCCTCTCCCAACATTACTGTCGCCCTGGCAGGCGTTGGTGCGTCTGGCTTTGCTGGCACTGAGACTCCAGTCTCTACCGTCGCCATAAGCGGCGTTTCTGCTTCTGGTAATGTAGGAACGCTAACCCCCAATATCACGGTTGCCCTATCCGGGGTTAATGCGTCCGGCGCTTCTGGCACTGTTGTGCCATCAGGCAGTCCTGCGGAGACCGGGACTTTTGCCAGCGGTTTCGTTGGTACGGTCGGGGTTACATTTGAAGATGCTCTGTCCGGGGTTAATGCCACGGGCGCGGCGGGTACGGTATCCCATAGCAAAGATGTCGCCATTACAGGCAATGTCGCAGTTGGTGATGTTGGTACTGCCACCCCCAACATAGTAGTTTCCCTGACCGGGGTTGGAGCTTCTGGGGATGTTGGATCTGTCACCCAAAGCGTTGATATAGCCCTTACCGGGGTTGTGGCTTCAGGGCTGGCCGGGACGATTAGTTATTCCAACTCTATCGACATTTCTGGGATCGTTGCCGTAGGTACGGTTGACTCAGTAGCGGCCACTCTTTCGCTGGCGCTGACAACTGTGGTGGCTTCTGGCTTGATTGGAGATGTCCAGCCAGGGAAGTCAGCTTCAATTACAGGTGCTTCAGCTTCTGGTCTTGTGGGAGATGTCACAGTAACCAAGTCAATTGCCATTTCTGGCGTATTGGCAACTGGAACGCTGGGAGATCTGGGAGTTTTCTATTGGAGCGTTATTGATGACACTCAGATTCCCGACTGGGGCAATATAAACAATAGCCAGACGCCAGGCTGGGAAACAATTGGTGACACACAGTCTCCAAACTGGCAAAATATCAGCAACACGCAGACTGCAGGATGGGGTGACGTAGATGACGTTCAAACCCCGGATTGGCAAGTCATTAACACTTGAGGTTTAAACATGACCACAGCAGCAACAACCCTCTTAGGTCTGGCCCTCCCGGTCACGGGTGAACTTTCAGGCACCTGGGGCGACACGGTCAACAACTCCATCACATCCCTTTTGGACACTGCCGTTGCGGGTACGACCACCCTGAGCACGGATGCTGACGTTACGCTTACAACTACAACCCTGGCATCTAACCAGGCTCGGCAAGCAATTCTTTTGTGGACGGCCAACGGCACGACCACACGCAACATCACAGCCCCCGCGCAGTCCAAAATCTACACTGTCATCAACGCCTCGGCTGGCACGCAAAGCATTGTGCTGCGCGGTGCGGGTCCCACGACTGGCGTGACTATTGTTAAGGGCGAGTCGGCAATCTGCGCTTGGAACGGCTCTGACTTCATCAAGGTCAGCAATGCTTCTGGTGCTGGGACGTTCACAAACTTGACGGTTACTGGCAATACTGTTTTGGGCGACGCCGACACTGATACGCTGACATTTGGCGCTTCTTTTGTGACTGGAACAACCCTGAAGACAGCAAAAAGCGACACTAATACTTTGGCTCTTGCTGCCTACGACGTTGACGGCACTGCTTATACCAACCTGATCACGCTGACCGCCAGCAACACGCCTACGTTGGCTTTGACGTCTACTG